ATACTTAATTAACTAACTATGAAAAGGCTACCACTAATTTTGCTATTGATTGCTATTTTGCTTCTATCCTCATCCTGTTATGTGACCAAGGTTACACATCAAGAGGTAATGGATGAGGTTATACTTCAATCGAAAGACGATATATTAGAAGCACTTGGCATTCCGGATGAAAAGAAGTCCGAAGGAAGTTATGAACAATGGATCTGGTATGGAGATCAGAGGACCGTCAGCATAAACCGGCCTTCTTATTCTACGACAAATGCAACCGTCATCCCCGGATATAACCAGGTAAACGCCAATGTGAACACTCGGACCTATGGAGGTGGTTCCATTTCAAGAACCTATAATACCTATGTTAAGATCACCTTTAAGAATAATATAGCAACAAAATGGGATACTCAGGGTGTTGATTTTTCGATAAAAGAAGCCAGCGGAGGAAGGACGTTAATAGCGATTCTATTGAGCATAGGAGTTGTTGTGATCACGGTATTAATTGCTAACAATACACCAATATAATATGAAAAAACTATTATTGATTATCACATTGGTAATTGCTGGCATTAATTGTCAGGCACAAAATATTTATTATGCATCCCATATTACACAAGATGGATGGAGGTATAATGTTTCTTGGTGTATTATAAATCTTGTTGAATGTGATCGTACATCAGTTGATGAGTTTGGAAGAGTGCATTATAGTACTACTTTGGAATATTGTGTGGAGGTAAAACAGGATTGCAGGCACCATAAAGAATTTGTTAATAGAGATACTGCTTTTATGTTTTATAAGAAAGCATTAAAAGAAGTTCCAGACACATCTGGAATTGGATGGATGTTTAATGCAGATGGAGGATTATTGAATGTTAAAATTGACAGTATATGGGGTACTGTAAAAGATAGTATAATCTTCCATCCGGCATTAGATTCCGAATATGTAAAACCAATGAAACAAAAAAAGTCCCCCTGTTCCCGACAGGAGGACTAATTACACTGCAATATCTAATTGTTTAAAATTAAGATTGGCAAAATCTTTGTGATGCTTAATAGCTGCCTTATCATAAGCTCTCGCAGCATCCTCTTCTGTTTTGAAGATCCCCAGATGCACTTCCCTTTTGTTTATTGATATATGGCTTACAATATATTCATAGACATTCTCTTTGTACCTCTTATGTGTTAAACTTACTCCTAAATATTTTGAACTACCCCATGAAGTTTTATTCATTTGATTTTGAGCATGAGTACAATTTCTCAGATTGATTTTTAATTTCCCATTTATTTCAATAAACTTTCTATTATCCAGTCCATTATGAAAAGCGTGATCTACTTGCATTTCTGGGGGAGTATTCATAATAACCCTGTGCATAAGTAGGCTTTTCTGTTTGCCGTTAACATGGATTGCTCTACTTGCGTATTGAATGTGTTTTTTATTCAAGGTTTGCCAATTCCACTGATTTAGGTATTCGTAATCTTCATCGTCCACTAACGCAACTTCCCCTTGGGTTAATTTTATTTCTCTCATGTGCTATAAATTTATAGCAAATATACAAATAATGCTATAATAAAGCAGCATTTCATACATACTTTTATTAACAAAACCCCCCAAGTAACTCGTACTCAGGGGGTCCCTAACCTATGAAAAAACCTGATATCTTTATGCTGCTTTACCTAATGCCTTCTGCATCATAGCCATTGCCTTCGGATTCGTCCCTTGCTGTACCTGAGCCATCAATTCTGGAGGGAATCCTCCGGGCACCTGTCCCTGCTCAGCCATCTGTTTACGCTGCTTGACTGCTTCCAGTAGCTTATCAGCAAATGGCATGGAGGTCTGTTCAAGGTACATTTCGAGGTCAATAAGATTTCCTTTTAACAGTTCCAGAAGGGTATTGTCAATGAGCGAACGATAGACCGGGGTGTCAGTTCCCTGTGTGACCACGACATCAAAATCAATATTCCTTACTAACTCCGGATCATAAAGTTTCGCCTGTTCATTGATCGACCGGCCGTTTATCGCCAGATACCTCTTGTCATTATAGAACTGAGCGATGACCTTTAATACTTTTCTATCCCTCTGCTCAAGAAAGTTCTCAAAGTATGTCATCATCTCCAGGGTATTAATGGTAGCGTTCTGAGCCTGTTGAGCATATAGTGATGCAGGTGTGCCTGATGCAGCCTCCTTCCCCTGGATGGCATTATGAATTCCTGAGACATCCTGGAAGAACCCCATCTGATAAGCGATCATCTCATGTAACCCTGCAGGTACCGAGTTTGAAGTTATCTGTTTAGGGATCTGCTGATGTTGCATATTTGGCTTGTAGAAGATAACCCCGTTCACCTTAACCCATTCTTTTGCGAATTCTGATGGTGTCATATCATCAGGGATAACATCTTCCGGGACCATCAGAACGCCCTTTGCTGATGCACTGATGATCATATCCAACTGTATTATAAGTCTGTTTATATATCTCTGCTGATCTATCATGTCTTCAATAAGTCCCCATACCTCTCCGTCAACGAATGGGCTTAGCGATACGATATATGGATGACCTTCATGTTTGTATGGCGTCTCTGTTTCAAAGAGGCAGTATCCGTAAGGCGTAAGATATTTGACATACCAAAACTGCTCAAACTTCTCTTCTGCTTCAATAAGAGGTATCTCTTCAGGTGGGATCCCCTGTTCCTCACCAAGTCTTAACCTCTCCTGGTTCTGTGCAGCAATATCTTTGAGTTTATAAGGCACGATATTATAGCTACCGTCAACAGGATCATGAGCATATACCCTCCATTCACCTTTTAACTGCCATATCTCGAACATCCTTGCCTTGTTGGTATCCATGGCATTAAAGAAATCAAGACTGTCAATGCGGGTAGCTTCCAGACCCATGTTACCAAGGAAGTTCCTGTCAACAAGACTCTGGTACATATCCCTGATATTCTTCTCATCTGCGGAACTCTTTGCGAAGTTACTGACAATATCATCAATGGTAGTGTCAATGATCTCCCCTATAAGCCTCAGGTCGGTAAGTCTTACATCAGACACATCGGTATTGAAAAATATCCTTGCTGAGCTGACAATATCAATTGAGACATCCTCAAGATTACGTTCTTTGACATATTGATATCCTATCTTCTGTACCGGTGCGCCTGATAAAGACGACTCCCTGAATGATGATATATCAAGAAGTTTGGAGTTATTGTTCTGTAGTGCACACTGAAGGGCATTGGTCATCATCTCTGTCACCTGTGCGTTATCTCTTATCCTCGAAAGAACAATTGACTTGGAAGGATTACTGAGGTACTGGCCTATAAGGTTACGGATATTCTTCCCGATAAGGTTTTGTTTCAGCGGGACCTTGTTCTGGTTGAGAAGGTATGTCTCTTCTGTAATGTAAGACGGGCTGGTAACCGTAGAGTCAGGATCTTTTATCAAATCAGACCATTGATCTCCTCTCAGATATCTTCTATTCCTTAATCTACGATCTCTAAAGTCCCTCAAAGAGTCCCAGTATCTACGACAGTTATCAAGAAGATCCATATTCTCTCTTGTCCCTATCATAGTAGTAGCGCTGGGAATACGAACTACCTTTTGTTTTCTCATGCCAATGTCACTATTCCGCTTTAGTTCCTCTTTAGATTTAATAATTTTCATTGCATCCTCCTGTATTATTATGCTGTTTTTTTAAGTTCGTTTTCAAGCATAGCAGCCTGTAATCTATGTATCCGCATTCTGGCTTGCGCTTCTCTCATGTGTTGCCTTCCTATTTCTGACCTTGGTTTGCTCATTTTTCTCCGTTCCTCCTCAGTTCTGCGCTTCCCTTTATTCTTAATCCCGTTTTTATTACCCCGATTTGCATCTCTCATTTTTTCGAGAGCTTCGTCTGAATATTTTACTTTCTTGCCTTTATTCCAAGGGGTCTTCCCTTTGTTCCCTGCTCCATTCTTATTCCCTTTCATTTTATTTCTCATTTCATCAGATCTCTTTAATCCCAATATACTACCAGCGACCTTGCAGACGTTGAAAAAAGGATTATAACTATCTATGAAAAATTGCTCCTGACTAATCAATTCCTCTTTATCACAACACAATAGAGGTTCATAAACCAGATCTGCTTCCCCGTATTTATTATAATGGTTTTGAAGTCTCCCTGAATGATGTTTATTCTTCCTTAGATCATGTAAATGGCATATCCAACGGTGGTAGAGATTAACCGCACTTCCAATATATATGCGCTCTGGATTTCTCTTTGATTGAATTTTGTATATGCCGGGCATTTTCATTTTTTATTATATTCTTTTTTTAGTTTCTCAATATCATTTACACACTGTTCCATTATTTGAATAGCATGCAAACTTCCTTCAACGATATCATATTTTTTCTCTTTTGCTGCATCATCCAATTCTTTTTCATGGTATTTAAAAATCTCTGCATATCGCATTAAATACTCATTCCCATATATAGCGTTTGCCTTTGACCAGTCACCTGTCTCTCTGGCAGTCTTTAAAGCGTCCTTTTCAACAGTAAGGCCTATTTTCTCATCATCTCTGAGGTTATAATACTCTGAAATGACGTTCCACTTCGCTTCTGGTGTTTTTCTGACGAATTTATTTAGAAAGGGGACGTTTTTGTAGTCAATAGCTTTATCCGGATCCACTACCTGGGAAACAGTTGTTATCAGATCTGACAATACCCCACCACTACCTCCTGTATAGCCTTTGAATAGATGTTCAAGTGTTGACGGGTTGATGTCCATGATGCCGGGAACTTTTCTGTTCTTTCCCTGCTCTTCATCGTAGTAATACTTGTACTTATTCTCACCTCCGCCCCAACGGAATAACATATCTGTAAGGAATTTTGCTGCAGGATTTACATTATTTTTCCCAAGCCCTGCATTTGCCAGGTATTTCTTCTGATCCCTTGTAAACGGCTCGTTCTTTATTGAATATCCCATGTAGTTGCGGTTTTCCAGTACCTCTACAACAGGTTTTGCTATTGTAGGAACAAGAGGAGCAATACTAAACTCGCCTGACTTCCAGAATCCGCCAACATCAATAGGCAATAATGAATTTCCAAAGTTTGACAGTCCTTCCATAATCCCGGTTTTAACACTCATCTTTTTTCTTGCAATATCAAAAGCTATGGCTCCCACACTCTTGAATCCTCTCCCGAACTGAGGAAGCGGGATGCTCAGGTATTTATTCCCTTTGCCCTGTCCGGAGATCAACTTTGGAAGATTGGGGATAAGGAGATAATTCTGTCTCATGTACGGATTAATGTTGTAGTAGGACGAATCCGGATCTTGATCATCATCTGTCAGGGCATTCATTAAAGCTTCAAGGAACCCGAGCATGACAAAGGATGCTGCTACTCCGGCAAACTTGGTCGGGAAATCTTTCGCAAGCTTAAAGTTTTTCTGTAAGCTCTGCAGCGCCACATTAAAGAATGCAAAGTAAGCGTCCCATGCTTTGCTGCCTTTTCCTTTACGGTTAAAGTTCACCGAAGCCTCTTTAGCGTCTGAGGCAGCATCTTCCTTGGTGTTCCCGGCTGATAGTGATGAGAGATAAACAGAAAACCTTGTTGCATCCTCAAATACCCTGTTCCAACTTTCAATAGCACTGACAACATTATGTCCGACATTACCCAGGCTCCCGGTCAATGTTCCTTCGCTGACCATTCTTTTAACAGCCTTATTAACATCACTCTCTATCTCCTCTATAGTTTTGGTGTGGGTATAACCGGTAGCCCCTCCGAAATTATAGAAGTCCTCCAGATTACGGTCCATCTCATTGTTCATGTCAACCTTTCCCCTGATGTGTCTTATGATAGCAGGGAAAGATGCTTTATAATTAGCCATCACTTTAAGACCTGTTCCTGACTTTATTGATTGTGTAATTGTTGCCTCCTGGAAGTCACGCATAAAGTTTGTGAACGGGAATACCACGTTCCACGAGGTGTATGCAGCCTTTAACATATTGTTAAGGTGTCCCATCAGGGCCATGACCTTATTGAGATCCCTGGCATCATAGATATTGCCAAAGATCGTGCGGTACATATAGTTCTGTTTATTCATGGCCTGGGCCGTTGACAGATTTGCCTTTTTGAATACCATCACCATATCACCACCCGGCTTGCTTACAACAACTTCATGCTCCCGGGCTTGTCTTGGCTTTCTAAGCCTTTCATGTTCCCGGTAGATCTTTGATTTGGCATCACCACTCAAAAATAACTCCGGTGCAGGCCTGCTGGTTGTAGGTTCCCATTCATAAGATCCGTCAGGGAGAGAGACCTTCACATAATAGAGCTTTTTGATTGTTGCAAGATCGTTAATCTCGTTATTACCCAGGTTCCTGACAATAAGATTAAGCATTGAAGTCTTGACCTCGTTATCCACCTGTTCGGCTATTGCCTGGAATTCAACACTGAGAAGATAAGCAAGGGGATTATCTGCAAGGGATTTCCTTCCTTCAGCGTGTTGAAGAGATTTAGAGAACCCTTCGCCCTTTGTATAGACAAGTTCCTTTGCAGCTCCGTCCCTCCACCCACGAAGGGGAACGAAGTATCTGTATTGTTCAAGATATTCCTGTTTCTGCTCCGGAGACAGTTGGTTTCCTTTCTCCCAGGTATCAAGAATGCTGGATGTTGCCGTTCTTATTTTATCCCAAAGATCGGTTATGAGATTCTTGTCAACCTTCGATTCAAATGCTTTTACAATATCACTGGCAAGAACATCAGGATTAGTATAATTATTTGCGGGAACAAAATTACCGTCTTTATCCTTAACTGAATCAAATGGCATCACCCCGGAATAGTCCTTATCCTGAAGATCCTCACGTTTTGCTTCTATATCTGTCTCCTCTGCGTCCGGATTGCGATCCATGTAATCCCTTAACTCTTTACCTCTCATCACTGGATTTCTCTCGATAGCATGCTTGCTGATGAGATAAGGCAGTATTTCCTCCCCTGGCATCCCTGCTTTCTTAATATTTGCTACTGCCTTCAGGATTGGCTTCATTTTTTCCTCAAAATAGTCATTATAAAGCTTCTCCTGTCTTCCAAAGGAAAGG